ATATAAAAGAGTTAGAATCTCTTATTTCTTTATTTACTATTTTTTCTCCATTAATAATTGCATAAGACTCTTGCCATTTTGTTTTTTCTAAAAGTCCCAGACTTTCTATTGTATTTATTTCATTATCCATGAACAAATCAATGTTTTTGTATAGAAAAATACCAGGCGCTAGTTCCTTTTTTTCTACACTTAAAGTATTCACACTATAAGTATATCACTAATCCTTAGAAAGTACTAAAGTATGGTGGATAGTAGAAATATGGACCAAATGATGGTGGGAAGAACGGAGGGAAGAACGGTGGGAAGAACGGAGGGAAGAACGGTGGGAAGAACGGAGGGAAGAACGGTGGGAAGAACGGTGGGAAGAACGGAGGAAAGAACGGAGGGAAGAACGGAGGAAAGAACGGAGGAAGAGTTGTAACAGATCCTGAAGCAGCAGAGGCTATACCAATACCATTAGCATTTGTTGCTCTAACAGTATAGGTCTGAGCAGTTCCTGCTGTATCGTTAATAACAATTGGAGATGTTGCTCCAGTACCGCTTGTGCCATCGCTACCATTAACGGTATAGAGAGTAATTGTTTTACCACCAGTTGCTGGTGCAGTAAAAGCAATTGAGTTTGAGTTTACACCTGCGGTAGCTGTTGGAGCTGACATTGTTGCTGGTACAGTAGTGACTGTTACTGAAGAAGATGTAGTTCCTGTTGAAGATCCTGCGGCATTTGATGCTTGAACCGTAAATGTATATGCAGTATTTGATGCAAGACCCTGAAAGGTATAAGATGTACCTGAAGTACCTGTTGTAACAGTGTATGTAGATGGAGTTGTTGTAATTGTATAAGATGTAGCGGCTGGAGATAATGCTGGCAATGTCCAAGATAGCGATACTGCTGCTCCAGTTCCTGCTGCAGAGGCTGCAGAGGTGGTATTAGCTGTTGCTAAATAAGGACGAGATGTACCAACATCGGTAGCTGACAAGCCTGTAACATTTGAAGGTTCCAAAAAGTCATTTGACGCTTGGGACTTTCTACCTGATTTCTTGCCTGCTGCCATGTTGGTCTCCTAGTTTTCTGTTTAATTTATACTATGCTGTCAAGTCGCCGTAGACAACCCATGTATTTTCTGCTCTCTTAAAAAGAGTTGCAGATGACCACTGAGTTCTTAACTTTAGTCCTGGTGTTGCATTTACTGTTACTCCTGCTGTTCCTGCTATTGTTACCTGACCTGTAGAGGTCTGAAGAATATCAAGAGATGTTCCCACTGGGAAGGCCACTGCTGAGTTTAGTGGAATAGTAATTGTTGTTGCTGATGCCTTTGCAACTTCAATTAAAGAATCTCTTTCAGAAAGTGCTGAAAGTGTATAGGAATCTGTCTTTGCAATAATTGGAGTTCTTGATGGAACGCCTTCTTTTGTTTGAGTTCCATCAGTAAATATAAAACCACCAGCGGTTGAGCTAATAACTGCAGTTCCATTTACCTTTAAGTCTTTTCCTGAAGCAAGGTTAATATGCTCTGAAGAAGTCCAAGAGTCTGTTGCATCTACCCAGTTAAAGGTTTTATCTGTTGCGCCCTTTAATGTGATACCGCCACCATCTGCAGTTGTGTCTGTAGGTGTTGCTGCATCTCCAAGAACAATGTTCTTATCTTCAATAACTAGGTTAGTTGAGTTAAGATTTGTTGTGGTTCCGTTAACTGTTAAGTTCCCAGAAATAGTTAAGTCTGCTGCAGATAATGTTCCAGTAAATGTAGGTCCTGCAAGATTAGCCTTAAGGGCAAGTGCTGTTTGTGTAGCAGTTGATACTGGCTTGTTTGCATCTGAAGTATTATCAACATTTGCAAGACCAACATCTGTTTTTGTAATTCCAGTAGGTGTATTAATTACTGGTGAAGTTAAAGTTTTATTTGTAAGTGTTTCAGTTTTAGATGCAGTTGACTTAGCATCTAATTGTGTTTGGATTGCTGAAGTAACTCCATCAAGATATCCAATCTCAACATCCGAAACATTAGCAACAATTGCCTGCTTTCCATTTAGTTGAGTTTGAATGGATGAGGTAACACCATCTACATAGCCAAGCTCTGTTGATGACACTGTTCCAACTGATGTATCTGATGGAAGAACTACTGTCCCAGTAAATGTTGGGGAAGCAAGTGGTGCATAAGTTGATGCAGCATTTGAAGAAGAAATTTTTGCATCAAGAGCAGTTTGTGTTGCTGTTGATACTGGCTTATTGGCATCTGAAGTATTATCTACGTTTCCAAGACCAACCATTGATTTGCTGATTCCAGAAACTGTTCCAGTAAATGTAGGATCTGCAAGCGGTGCTTTTAGCGCTACATTTGAAATTGTTTCATATGTAGATGCTGCTGTTGCTATTGCCAATTTATCATTTAACTGTGTTTGAATAGCGGAGGTAACTCCATCAAGGTATCCAATTTCAGTATCTGTAACATTTGCTACACGAGCCTGTGTAATTGATGTATCAATTGACAAAGTTCCTGGTGTTGCTTCTGTTAAACCATTTCCTGCAACAACTGTCTTTCCTGCACTAAATTCTGTGTAAGAAATATTGTCTGTTCCAATTACGATTGGGCTTGCTGTTGAGTTATTGATATATCCAACAGATGCGTTTACTGTTCCTCTTTGAACAAATGTAAAGTCACCTGTCTTCATTTCTCCAGTTGGGTTATTATCTGCATCTGTTGCACGAGTCATTACCCATGGAGCAGATACTGACCCTACTGCTGTTAATACATAAATACCGTTTTGCTTTGCGTCAGTCTGGTTCTTCATGAGAATTCTCTCACCAAGAGCAACTGATTCTCCGTCTAAGGTAGAAATTGCACGATTTGTATCTGCTGTAAGAGTTGCTCCTACACCATTTGTGCCGTTGTTATAAATTACAGCAGAGTTTGCAGTTGATGCTACGTGAACTGACTCATGGAAGTTAATTCCAGCAGTTACGTTGTCAACATAGAGTTTAGTTGCTGCATCTGAATCTGCAGTTGGTGCACCAAGAGCTGTCAGTCTATTACTACCCATTGAAAAGCTGCTGCTCATAGTTCCGCCAGCAGATATAGATAGCTTATCGTTTATCTGATTTTGAATTCCTGATGAAACTCCATCAAGGTATCCAATTTCAACATCTGTAACGTTTGTAACTCTTTTTTGAACTACATCTGCATCCACTGTAAGTTTATTGCTTGCAATTTTTAGTCCATCGCCTGACGTAATGTCTACATCTAGTGTAATTGTGTTTCCATTATCATCATATGTTTTTGTTATACCGTCTCCACCAACAAGTGCAGTATTGATTGCATCTTGTGAAAGCTCATCCATATTTGGAATCTGGTTTGCTGGAACTTTACCAGAGCCGTCCAGTGTAGCAACACCGTTGGCCACAGCCCTTTGTGTTAATGGAATGTAGTCATCAATGTTTCCACCAAGAGCAATTGCGTCTAAGAAGTAGTTAAGGTCGTCCCAGTGATTGTCACCGTCACCTATTTTAAATTTATTTGTATCGCTTTCATATCCAATTTCACCAGCATTTAAAACTGGATTGGCAGTGGTCCACTGTGCTGCAGTGCCTCTACGCTGTTGCATTCTTGTTGCCATTTATAGCTCCTTTAGTGGTGTATTCATATTATATCAGATAATTAGTTAAAGTTATCTATTGCTTCCCCGCCTATCCAGGTTTCTTCCCAAGATACTGTATTATATAATCCAGCACTTACAAGAACACCTGGCTCATTGTATGCCCCACCACTAACAAAAGTACTTACTATTAATCCGCTGCCGTCAATTGAAGTATCATGAATATGGTCTTGAAGAACTTCTGCATCTTCAAGAGTTGCTATGGCAACCCATTGAGATCCATAATAAACATGAACTCGCTCTGTTAATGTGTCAAACCACATATTTCCATTTGATGGAGATTCTGGGGCTGTTGCACCAACAGTTATTCCGCTTGCAGCGGTTAGAGTATCTACATAAAGTTTTGTTGCTGCATGTGTATTTTGAGTTGGGGTGCCAACTGTGACAGTTCCTCCAAAAGTACCGCCTTGGGCTACATCTAGCCCATGCTTTACCTTAAAGTCTCTATTTGTTGTTGTCACAGTTGGCTCCCGTCTCTAATTATGCTTCGATGTAGGTCTTGCTTACCTTAACGGCAGTGTCTGCTGCTGCTGCGGTAACTTGTAGAAGAACGTTTGGTGCTGAGTAAACAGCATTTGTTGTTCCTAGTTCACCATTGCTTTGTACATCTGCGTATTCTGTTAGGTAAACATTGTTTGCTCCGTCTACCGCTACAAGAACTTCAATTACTTCAATATCTCCCGCAGCATTTTTTAATTGAACAACATACTTAGCAGCAGAATATGTTGCTACTGCGAATGTATCAATTGTTGTTGCTGAAGTTCCAGCAACTGCTGTAGCAGATCCAACAAGGGCATCTGGTAGAGCAAGGCTAGTACCTGTTGCTGCTCCAATTTCTGGAGTAACAAGAGTTGGTGTATTAGCAAATACTAGAGCACCAGTTCCTGTCTCGTCAGAGATAACTCCTGCAAGTTCTGAAGAAGATGTTGCAGCAAGTGCTGAAATCTTACTTGTTGTATAAACACCATTTGTTACTGTTGCAGCATTTCCTGTATATTCTGTTGCTGATAGAACCTGAGTTCCATTAATCTTTAATACCTTGCCTGAAGCAAGATCAAGGTGTTCTGAAGAGGTCCATGAATCAGTTGCATCTATCCATGAGAAAGTCTTGTCTGTAGCACCCTTGAGTGTAAGACCACCACCGTCAGCGCCTGCATCTGTTGGAGATGTTACTGCACCAAGAACAAGGTTCTTGTCATCAATTGTGATTTCTGTTGAGTTAATTGTAGTTGTTGTACCATTAACTGTTAGGTCCCCTGAAAGAACCAAAGATGTACCAGTTGCAGCACCAATGTTTGGTGTTACAAGTGTTGGGGTATTAGCAAAAACAAGTGCTCCAGTACCAGTCTCGTCTGAAATAATTCCAGCGAGTTCTGATGAAGATGTTGCTGCAAGTACATTTAACTTATCTGTTGTTACAACAAGAGTCTTTGTGTCTGGAATTGTTGTTCCATTAATAGATGTAGCAGTCGCTACACCAAGTGCTGGTGTTGTAAGTGTTGGGCTTGTAAGTGTTTTGTTTGTAAGGGTCTGTGTGTTTGTTGTTCCAACTACCGCACCAGTTGCGCCGTGTGCTTCTGTTGCACCTGTGTGAGTTGTTAGGTCTCCAGCAGTAGCCTTATCATTTAACTGGGTCTGGATTGCAGATGTTACACCGTCTACATAGTTAAGTTCTGTTGTAGAAAGTGTTGCACCATCAAGGATATTAAGTTCTGTTGAAGTTGCTGAAAGTGCAACATCTTCATTTACCTTTGGTGAAGTTAAAGTCTTGTTAGTAAGTGTCTGTGTATTTGTTGTTCCAACTACCGCACCTGTTGCACCATGTGCTTCTGTAAGGTTTGCGTGTGTTGTAACATCTGAAGTAAGTGCTACTGTACCAGAAGCGTCTGGAAATGTAATTGTGCGATCTGCTGTTGGGTCAATTACTGTAAGAGTTGTCTCAAAATCATTCGCTGTTGAACCTTCAAATGAAATTTCTGTTTGAAATACGCCAACGGCTGCTGGGTCTGACCACTGAACGCCATATGTTGCACCTGACGCTGCTGTGAGGACCTGTCCATTGCTTCCAACGCCAAGACGTGCTACTGCATCATCTGCGCTACCAACAATTAAATCACCTTTAGCGTCAACGACACCTGCTGTGATAATATTCTTTCCATTAACGGTCGCTGTTGATCCCTCAACAACCAGTCCCGCTTTTACTCTAAAATCTTTTGTTACTGTTGCCATTTTATCTCCTTAGTTAGGCCTTTAACCCAATACGCAAATAGCGCAGGGTTATTGGTGTTTGCCCACCTACTGGAACTACAGTTAGTGAAACTGTATCTCCCGCTCTAGACACGGAGATGGTGCCAATATTCCCATCATTGTCTACTGTTCCATATTCACTAACGCTTACATTTGTAGCGTCAGGGACTATAGTTAATTCTGTGGCCCAATATTTATTTGCACCGCCAGAAGTCTTTTTAATTGAGATCATATACTTTACAGATCTCCACTCACTTGCTAAAAAGTTATCAAAAATTGTTGAGTTTTCAATGCCGTTGATTGTAGACTCGTTGTTACCATCTGAACCAAGGTCTGTAGATCTAGCAGATGTGCTATCAATTAGATCTTCGTAGTTTCCTTGGGTAGGTCTGTCTCCAGTTTGAAATAAAGACTTGATGCTTGAGATTGATAGTTTGGCCATGTTTGAATTATATCACACATTTTAAAGTATATAGTTAGAGAAACCTATAACCTGTAGTGGAATCGCTGGCACATTACCAATAGAACTTGGGATCTGAATTGCTGTAAATCTTATTCTAAATGGTAGTACTGAGTTTACATTTACCCCTCGATTTGGCTTGGTAATTTCTACATTTGAAAAAGAAACTCTTTCAACAACTTTTGTAAAAACTGGGGTATTGTTATTTATAACAACTGTTGCCATTAGTTTGTAACATCCTCAAGGAGAGTAATCTTCCCTTGAGCAACTGTCCAAACAAGTGTGTCCTGTGGAAGACGTAATTCAATATCAAAAATATCATTTGTTCTTAGTAGTGCAGTTTGTGCTGCGGTTAGATTAACCTTAAACTCACCGTCACCATCATCTAGGTCTTGTTCTGGTGTAATTGTAAAAATTAATGTTGCAGTGTCTGTAATTATTTGAGGCTCAACTGGGGTAGTAGGTCTTTTAAACTCTACCTCTATTGTCCAGTCAGGGATATCCAAAGGTTGTTTGTCATCATCTGTTACGTAAACCATAAAGGAAGCTGTATCGCCTTTTACAATTGTCCAATTAATAAATGGTGGTTTTTCACCAATATCATATGTAGATGCGCCTTGACCTCTATAAGTTGCCATTATGCTAAACCTGCTTTCAGTAATTTCTAAGTGCTATGGTATTTCTATTATACCACTTTCAATTATAACAAATGTATAACAAAAATAAAAAAATGTTAAAAGTTTGACTCTACAGGTTAAATCATGTTATACTTGTACTATGCTACCAACAGGTAGCAATTGTACTCTAGGAGGTATTTTTTATGAGAAGAGACAAAATGGCTTGGATTGGAATCCTATCTTTAGTTGGGGTTATCTCACCTATGAGTAACGCTGCTAATGCCGAAACTACTAAAAATAATTTATCGATAAAACAGGCTCAAAACCTTACTGCCACCCCCAAGGTGGCTTTTGTTGTTTCTAAAGCAAAAATGTTAGATAGATATGAAAATAAAACACATCTTACAGATCGTGAGCTAAAGCACCTTCTTTCTCTTGTTGGGTTTAAGGGAAATGATTTAGTTGTAGCCTGGGCTATTGCTAAGAAAGAATCTAATGGCAGACCTTTGGCTTTTAACGGAAACCATAAAACAGGAGACTCATCATATGGCGTGTTTCAAATTAATATGATTGACCAACTTGGTCCAGATCGTAGAGATAAGTTTGATCTTGAGTCTAATGCTGAGTTATTTAATCCCGTAAAAAATGCTGAGATTGCTCACTACATGTCCCAAGGCGGAGATGATTGGTCTTCTTGGAAGGGGATTACTCCAAGAACTAAGTTCTGGATGAGTAAGTTTCCTAAATAACCTTTAAGGTAAAAAAAATACCCTTGCTTTAATAAGTGGGGGTATTTTTTTATTACACTTATACCATCAAGAAACCGATATATACATACCCTTTAAAATGATGGTGCTTTCATTATCTGCTCTTGCTTGAATAATACCACCTTCAGATTTGATCTTTGATAAGTCGACATATAGGGTTTGGCTAACAGACATTTCATATGGGTATTTATATTTTAACATTCCGATATATCCTGTTGGAGATTCTACTTTTGGAATATATGTTCTAATCCAGGCTTCTGTGCTATTTGTGTCGGTAGTCAATGCTATATCATATCTAATGTCTACTCTAGTCCCTACTTTTAATTGCTTAAAATTAATCCTTTGTGTAACTGAACTCCAGAGTGATACTGAGCCTGCTGGAAGGAATTGTAAAATATTATTGTTTTCATCATCATCCATTAAGATATTTACCCAGCCATCATCTCCTCTATCAGGTCCTAGAAATAATGGTTTTCTATTTTTATTTTCATAGTATGCCCAACCTGGGTATTGACCCGAAGGACTTTCATATCCTTGACCACCACCACGTCCAGGTTCACCTTTAGGCCCTTGCGGTCCTTGAGGACCCTCTTTACCATCTTTTCCTGGAATTCCCCTATCACCTTTTGGGCCTTCAGGTCCTTGTGGTCCTATCGGTCCTTGATCCCCTTTTTCACCCTGAATTCCTGGTACAGCGATATACTCAGTATTACTGGCTTCTATGCTTTTGGTTGACTTTATTGCTTCCGAATATCTTGCTTTTGGGGCATCCATATTTTTTGATATGGCCATGTGCTATTTCTTTACTTTAAAAATAGTACCGTTTATCCTTATAATTGGTGGAAGTTTTGTATTAGTATCTTTAATTTTAATTATCATTTAAGAAACCCCACCCAAAGTATTTCTTGTAGTTGATGGAGAAACATCTCCAAGAACACAGATCGTTCCAATTACTGGAGTCCAGGTAATTGTTGAATCCCCATCTGGAACTATAGCCTGAAGGTCAAAAGATAATTCTGCAACTACAGACTTATATTTAGATCCCCAGTTTTCAGTAATTGAAGCGGGAGCACTAACGGTAACAACAGAGCCATCTACCGTAATATCTAATTCATCCAAAACGTCTGTAGTAGGATCATAAGCTGTGGCTGCAAAACCCCATCCAACTGTATCAAATTCTTCAACTTCATCATTTTCAAGAAATGAAACTGTAAATGAAGCATAGTCTCCACGAACGACAGTCCATTGTATATTTGCTGGGGTTGCCCCAAATCGTTCTATTGTAGGTGAGCACATAATAATTGATTATACCATAAAATAAGGCTAACACTCAAGAGCAGTGGGGTGGGGTAGGCAACTTGAGTGCTAGCACTAAGATTATATCTTATTATTTATTTAAAACCAGGTTATTAAGGATTCTTATAACAAAAAGTTATAGTATTAAATTGTTATCAAATTGTTATAATAAGAATAGTTACAAATGTCCGTTTTATCCTAATAGTCCAGGGTATCGATAGTGTATACTTAAAATATATAAAGAAAAGAATATACTGTAAAAAGGTTTTAAGATATTAAGTATATAATATATATAGAGTTATTTGTTATTAGCATCTATATGCTTTAAAAGAATATCATACATCTTGTCAATTTTAGACTCATGGCGTATTCTAGATCTTTCAGATTCAACTCTTTGTTCCTCTATGGCATTTTCTAATCTTGAAACCTGGTCTTTTAGCGATGATCCCGAATTCGGTTTAAGTTCGCTGAGATAGTGTTTTACAAGCCATTTAATTCCAAAAGCAATTGAAGATAAAATTGTAAGTATTGCTACTATTAATGAAGCCCAGTCCTGTACGGTCATAAAAAGTATTATATCATTATTTAAGATAACAGTCTTAAATTTCGGCGGGATACAACAAAGCCGAAAATAGAGGGTATACAAACCTCCCCTAGACAACATATGGGACACACTCCCAATAGTGTCTAATATTGGCTCCTATGCTCCATATGGGCTATAATAGGTTTATGGATATAATTTTATTTTGCACATTGCCGATTATTCTTGTAGGTTTGTTAACTCTCTGGATATTTAAAAATGTCTGATGATGCCAAACCCTGGGATCTTATAAATGGATCTCCCAGAGCACCAGAAGATATTGCTGCTGAGCGTTTGGCTATTTGTAAAGGATGTGAGTTCTTTCGCAAAGGCAACCAGAGTTGTAAGAAGTGTGGCTGTTTTATGAAGTTAAAGACTCTTATAGATAAGGCTAGTTGTCCTATTGGAAAATGGTGATTTTAGCCAGCAACCAGGAAATGGTTTGTATACCGTCGCAAATAGCAAACCTTTATATTATAAAACCTTAGTTTTCTGGTTTGTGATCATTTGAGGTTTTGCAACTACATCCATTACAACAGGTTTCTGAAAATATTTTTACAGCCAGGTTTGGATATTCTGGTTTGTAGAATGAGCTTTCAAATTCAAAGTTTTCATCCCATGCGTTCTCTAGGTTATCTAGTATGCCCATGGTTTTATTATACCGTATCCCCTGGAAAATCTGAAAAATTATAAAATTGGGTTTTGCCAAAATCTGAATATTTTTCTAAGATGTACGATACACATATAAATAAATAAAATTGTAAAAATATAGTGCGCCCGTAGGCGGTGCTCCTATTTCTAGGAGACACCTTGCAAATAACCGTCAATGCCAAGCAGATCGCAGGTTACCTTAACTCTCTGGTTTTCTTTTAGTGTTGTTTTGTATAGGTCAATAAAATCATAAACCTCTTGCTTAGTCATAAGGTTAATATCTTTAGTGTTACCTAGCATAGATGTTAATGTAACTTTCATTTAGTGTCTACCTCTCTAATCATATAGGTAAATCCCTTACCCAATTTATTTAATTCTGCGATAACCGCTAGGATCTCCTCTGGCTTGTTAGCCTTTTGGTTTACTGCTAGTAATTGGCTACCCTGCCAAAGTGTGTAAGTGATAGTCATTTATTTAACCTCCTCTAGAGTAGTCTCTAGGACTACCCAACCCTCTAAAACCTTTTGGCTTAGGTAATCCCAAGCCTTAGTCTCGCTTTCGCATAGGGCTTGGATAGTACCTGTCCAACCCATATTAGAACCAACCCAAGTTAGTAGGTATTGTGTTTTTGCTAATGTAGTCATTTTAGACCACCTTTCTTTAGGTTATATTTTAACCTTCTATACATAGTATTCTAGCACCTACCACTGACATTTTGACCCCTTTTCTCGGGCGTGTCGTAATTTATTTTTGTGAGTTACATCACACAGCCCGGCCAAAATTTAGTTATCCACAGGGTGACTTTAAGTTATCCACAGGGTGATCTTATGAAATGTGAGCCTTATCACATATCCCATATGTCCGAATTACCCCTTAATGTCCAAGTCCATTTGTCAGACCCCCCTGCTATACTTATCATATAAAGAAAGTTAAGGAAATACCTTAAACTAGAAAGGGTCAAAATAATGACTAATATCCTCACTCATAACTTAGGTTATATTCAGCAATATAATCGCCATATCTTATGGAATAACCGTATAGGTTTAACTAATTGCCAATGCAAATTGTATTGCGCCTCTGACGCTATGTATTCAGATAAAATCAAGAAAGTAGGTACTAAGTAATGGTACAAGTAAAATTGACTTCGTTTAATGGTAACACTAAGCGTGTGGAGTTTGCTACCGCTTCTCTTGCTGACAACTATATCAAGGCGCTACCTAATGCGCTACCTAAAGCAATTACCTTGCAAGTGTCTTGCGACGCTCTTGGTATCTCAGGACATATCAAAGGAGTTAAATAATGAATATTGAAACAAAAGAAGTTTTAGCCGTATGCAATAAAATTCGTGGAAACGATAAGGATACTGGCGTTCACTATCTAGCAGGTTACCTATGGGCAAGCCTTGCGGATAGTGAAAGAGAAAGAATCTTTGAAATGTTTAAAAGTGATTTAGAATTGGAGAAAAATAATTGAGTAACTTTTTCGCAAGTGGTAATGCACTTTTATTTTTTTCACTAATTAGTTTTTTTGTTTCTATTTATTTATTTGCAAAAGAATAACGGGGGCGGCCCGGCGCAGTCGGGCGTGTCGCATGTGATAAGAAACACATAAAAACTTTCCCGAATTACGGCGTGTCGATTTGCATTTCTGGAAGTTGTCTGCTAGTATTGCTACTATAACAATTAAATAACGCCATAAGTAATGTGATTAACCTCACACAAAATATGTCTGATATGTCCGAATTTGAATTTGTATTTGTCAGCCATAACTGCTAAAATAGTTATATAAAGAAAAGGAAGTGCTAATAATGGCAACTAAACAATACTCTATCGTAGAACTACTAGACGGAAAGTTTTACCGTTCAGACTCTCGCAATATCAGCGGAATGATAACATGGGCAGAACCTCGCCCCTCAATTTGGTATGGTGAGAACTATGAGGCTTATCTAATCAAGGTGCGCCCACCATACTATAAAGGTGATCTACCTCAGAAAGATTTCTATGCGACTATTGCAGTTAAGGTTGGTGAGTAATGAGACGAACTACTTTCGCTAAGGCTACTCACTATCCCCTCGGCATGATGAATACTTGCCCATGCGGTCAGGTAGTGCTTGCACCTGCACTATACCATGAGGGCGAAGCCCATTGGGAAAACCCTAATAAATGTAAAGAACTATTTGAGGAGAACAACTAATGAGCAACCTATCTGATGAATTGCAATATATAACCCTATGCGATGAGTGCGATACCCTTGCTACCTTGTCGGTGGTAGGCGATACAATTAAACTTGTACAGTGCGCTTGCGTACAACTATTCACAACACCTGAAAACAACTAACAGAAAAGGAACAGAAAATGAAAAAAGTAGAGCACACACTAAAATTCGTTACAGAATTTGATGAAACTCACCCAGTAGCACAACGCTTCTTTACACTTTCAAAAATTGACCAAGTGCTAATGCTTGAGTCAATGCTAAAAGAATTGCTAGTACCAACTCTTAAACCTGCACTAGATGAAATAAATGAGCGGGGCACTTATGCAATTCTAAAGGTGGCCGACTAATGATGACTCGCAAAGACTATGTAATCGTTGCTCAAATTCTTTCATCGTATAAAGATTTAATCGGTGATGAATTTACTTATCACGATTTGGTTGATGAGTTTGCTGGATACTTTGCAGAGGATAATCCAAATTTTAAACCAGATGTTTTTATCACTGCATGTAATCGTGATGAGTTTTCTCCTAGCCTAAATTAAATAAAAATCCTGAGCAAGATTTAAAACTGCTCAAAGTTTGGCCCGGCGTGTCCTCCACAGGTTATCCACAACCCTTTACGTGTGGTTAAGATCACACCCCAAAACCCCCTAGAAATTAGCATTTGTCAGTGATAGGTGATAGGATATAAATATCAACTTAAGAAAGAAGGAAGTCTATGAACCTAGATCAGTTTAAAGAATATGTAAAGGCACAACGAGAAGCAAGCAAGGTAGAAGCCTTGTCAGCCCTCTCTGCTAGTATTATTGTAAAGAAAGAAGGAAACTAATGGAATATAACTACTCACTAACTACTTCGTATGACGGAGTACTTGTTTATACTATGCGTGTTAGCGATATGCTAGAAGCCGTAGACGCTTGGAATAAGTGCGTGGACTTTGGTGGCGCATATGAATACGCAACCTATAACTTGTCAGACCCAACAGGTAAGATGTACACTAAGACTTTTTATCGTAACGGAGAGGTAAAGGTAAAGTAATGAAAGACCCTATCACTTGGAAGTCTAATCACGACTCAACCCTTATAGATAAGATGAGTGCAGATGAATTAGAATTATTTGAAGCAGACATAAACGATGCTATTGACGGCGTAATCGAAGATTGGGAAGGTAGATAATATGGGATCAGTAACAGCAATAGGATTAGCAGAGACAACGCTAGACTTGGAAACACAATTACTTTATCACCTTAAAGGTAATCACTATCCTCCAGTACCCGCAGAGATGGTGCAACCTTGCATAGATGCTATTGACGCATACTATGATGAGGACTATGACCGAATGATAGATATGCCTATGGTTGGTAACTTTCAGATACTATACCGTGGAGAAACGCAAGCGCCAGCAAGGGCTATCGTAGATCAACACCACCTTAATTGGTTTATCCAGCCAGCAGAGGATATTCCTGATGAGTGGATCGAGGACTAATGTATACCCTATGGTGTGGCGGTAGCGAGATGAACTCTAACTATCTTACCAGGCAAGATGCAGAGTATTGGGCGCAAGAGTTGATTGAATTTGGCTATGATGATGTAATAGTAGAGGAAGTAAAATGACTGCTACAATGGAAACTATGCAATTCGTATACGCTGACTTACTGACTCCCGCTCAACTTATGGTTGGCGATCTAATTAATGTTGATGATGACATTGTTGAAGTGTTGTCCGTTATAGATGATGCAACAGGTGATAACTATATAGTTACACATCGCAATGATTTTGGTGAAACATATGAAACCGTTTGCACCTTTGAGGATATGTTTAAACTCTATGTCTTTATAGATGAGGATTAGCTAGGCCCGGCCCGCCTGTGGCGCATATCACATTTAAGAAGTTGATATTTTTTCCCCTGTATGCTAGGATTAATATATGAAGAAAACACCAGAGGAATTACGCAGGCTTATGGACCTACGCCGTAGCAATGCTGCCTCTGCTGTGCCTTCTAGGAAAGTCTACAACCGCAAAAAATGTCAGACCCAAATGCTACAATTAAAATATCAACAAAAAGGAGAATGACCCTATGGGAAATATCGCAGATGAATTCTATGACGACTACTATGCTAATATCTGTCCAGAATGTAAAGAAAACCAGTGTGATGAATTTATGCCTATGTGTGAGCATTGCTGGCTTGGCGAATTAGCGGACTCCGTTACTAATGAGGACATTGCTCTAGAAATGAGCCTTGGCCTTGACTACTAAATTACTTAGATCAAAAGATAGAAAGGTTGCTAACCTTGTTACTAAAAACGGAAAGCAGGCAGCAATTGCCAATACATTCGGACTTCCTGCAGGTAAGGCTTATTCATGTCCTGGCGCTACGTCTGTCTGCGAGAGTGTTTGCTATGCAGGCAAATTGGAAAAGATCTTCCCTTCCGTAAAAGTTAATCTGCTCCACAATTGGGAACTACTTCGTAATGCAGACGGTCTAACCATGGTTATGTTGCTCACTGAAATGATCGATGAGTTTATTGAAGACTGCGAAAAGAAAAAGGCTCCAAAACTATTCCGTATTCACTGGGACGGAGATTTCTTTAACGATGTTTATACCAATGCATGGAAATTTGTTATTGAGCACAACCCCGATATTCAATTCTGGGTATACACACGAGTAAACTCTGCGGCCCTCATTCTAAAAGATATTCCTAATCTATCCTTATACTATTCAACTGATAGCGAGAATAAGGCTATTGGTATTGGTCTTAAGACTGATCATGGGGTTAAACTTGCATACCTTGCAAAAAATTTCGCAATAGGTCAAGCAGACATGAAAGAGTTAACTTCAAAACCAGGTGCAAAGTGCCCTGAGAATTTAAAGTCAATTCCATTAATTAGCAATGCAGGATCTGCATGCGTATCATGTTCACTGTGTGTATTTAATAAGGCAGATATTGTATTCTCTGCAACTAAGAAATAATATTTAATGAATACGTGGGGGTGGGTCCTTCTTTGGTTACTGATTCTGTTTATCTATCAGTGATCAAGGAAGCCCGGCGCAAAAAAGTACATTTGTCAAGTTACGACACGCCTTTAAGATGTGATTAAAGACACACCCCAAAACCTCCCTAGAATTGGCATTTTTGATATTTTTTTGCTAGAATTAGAATATAAGAAAAACCACCACAAAAGAAAGGCAAACAAATGACACTAAGCGGATACACTTACCAAATCGGTGATCTATTCACAACAAGCAAAACAGGCGTTACTGGTCGCATTACAGACTTCAGCCCAATAAATGCTAAACTAACTAGAGTTTCATTACGCTTGGCAAACGGCGCACACCGCTTTGCTATGGTAAAGACTTCTAAGTAATCTCAAAATATGAGATTATTCCCCAATGGATTTGTATTTCTGAGATTTTTCAGATATACTAGAAATATAACCAACAACAGAAAAGGAAACAAAATGACAGTAGCACAAGCACTATACAAGGTCGGCGACACTTACACTTCACAGAAGTCAAAGGTAACTGGCACAATTACAGAAATCAAGCCAAACGCTAACGGCACAGTTCGTGTGAAGTTAGATGTTGCAGGTGCAACACGCTGGACTACTTGGAAGGCGTAAGCCTTTCATAGTCGCCAATGTACAGCGACTCTAAATAAGTGGCAGGAACTATCCTGAGCAAGATACTAAACTGCTCACCACAATGTCAGACCCACCCGCTATAATAGAAACATAACCCACCAAAGAAAAGGAAACCTATGTCAAGAGGCAAAGCAATATCAGTAAAAATCCCTACTCAGCGAGTAATCGCAGGGTTAGAGTCATCACTCGCTAAACTAGAAGCAAACTACGCAACACAAGAAGCCAACGAAGCAAAGTATGAAAAGGCTATGGAAAAATGGCGCAAGGAACTTCAGGCGTTTGCTATTGCAAACATCAAGAAGGCTGAAAACTTCCGTACAAACTATCGCTCATACAATAACAGACTAAACATTGACTATGATATTATTGTAGCCAATGAAAAAGAACTGCCAACAGAGCCTGAGCGTGAACACGAACTTCTGCGTCAGCACGAATATCGTGAGCAGAAAGAGGAAATCACAAACGCTATCCGTATTCTAAAGATGACGGATGAGGAAGTTGTAAATACTTCCACATACAATGCGGTTGCTCGTTATCTGTAAATAAACTTAGGGGGGCAACTTAAAGTCCTGAACCCTAACGACCTGAGTAAGTCGCAAAACTGCTCAATAAGTTTCACAAGAACCATACACATGGATACTATTCCATATACATGGTAGTGAAAGTTCCTGATCATGAACTAAAACTGATCATATTTTTGCCCCGGCCCGCCGTGATCAAGATCACAATGTGATTAAGGACACTTTAAGAAATGTCCGATTTGCCCCATATCTAATTAGACTGGCTTGCATATGTCGGTGGGTCGTGTTATGATTGTATTAACAAACAAACAGAAAAGAGAAAAACTCATGGCACATGACCTAGAAAATCAAAACGGCGTTGCATCTTTTGCGTCATTTCGTGAACCTGCTTGGCATGGATTGGGTACCGTATTCACTGAGGAAAAAACAACTACAGAAATGCTATCAGCAGCAAATCTAAATGGTTGGAATGTTCGTCTTGAGGATATGCCAATCCCTACACACTTAACAAGCGACAAGGAATACCAATATGTCGTGCGTACCAATCCTACCGACAACACCCAGACAGATGTTCTTGGCGTAGTTGGTGAGCGTTACCATGTATTGCAAAATGAAGATTTATTTTCATTTGGTGATAACATTCTAGACGGTGGTGGTCGTTGGGAGACCGCTGGCTCGATCAAGGGTGGGCGTGTAGTATTCGGCGCTCTTGCTCTTGAGCGTGAGACAATTCTAGACCCTAATGGTGTAAGCGATAAGGTTAAAACTTATTTGCTCATCAACACATCACACGACGGCTCGATTGCTATTCAAGCATCAATTACACCTGTTCGTGTTGTGTGCGCTAATACTCTTAACCTTGCGCTTGGTGGCGTAGGTCGTAAGAATAAAAAGGGCATCAAGCAATCTTTCAAGATACGCCATACCCAGACCGCTAATGGTAAAGTACAAATTGCTCGTGAGACTCTTGGTCTTGCTAATGCATACATGGACGAATTCGATCTTATGGCTAAGGCTATGATTGAGAAAGAGGTCTCCGCTATTGACTTCAACAAAATCATTCTCGCTGCATATCCTAAGCCAGAAAAAGATGCTAAGGGTTCAAGCAAGAAATGGGAAAACAAGGTAGATATGATTAACGATATTTACACTGGTGAATATAACGGAATGATTGCTGGTAATGCTTGGGGTGCGTTCAATGCACTAACTGAGCGCCTTGATTGGTACCGTACCGCAAGAGGTGGCTCTAACGAGTCAATCCTTGCATCAGCATCTGGATTTGATCCTGCAATTAACGCAGAAAAAAATCGTTTGCTAAAAGTTGTACAAGGTGTTATGCAACTAACATAATAAAAAATCCTGAGCATGATGTAAAACTGCTCTCCATAATTGGAGCGTTAGCATAGTTGGTTAATGCGCTACCCTGTCACGGTAGAGATCACGGGTTCAAGTCCCGTACGCTTCGCAAGTGGGCCGGGTTCATAACATTTTGTTACAAACCTTATTACGTTAGTGTGAGATTTTTCCCAAAACCCTATTACGGTAGTTGCTATTTTTTCCCAGTTCGGGTACAATTAATATATACCTACTAACCAAAGGAAACACCAATGAGAGAAAGATCCAAAGGATATATCGGTCAGATAGTTGACGGCAAGAAGTTAGCAGTAATCGCTAATGGAATCTATAATCTACAGTATAGTAGCGACTTTAGTGAATGTACTGTAGATAATTTATTGTTCATTACCCTTGAAGAAAAAAATGTATACGGCGACAATAAGTATGCCTTGGTTTGTTCAGAGGGTGTTGGCTGGGAGCAAGACACATTTGGTTGTCTAGAAGTACCAACAAACATCGGTGCTATGGGTCTATGGAATGGAAGAGTCTTTATTTCAGTAGATACAGTCAAAGAATGTCTAACAGATCAAACAGAGGATATCTCAGACTATGTCCGTGTCTTTGGAGACAGACTAGATAATAACTGTTCCCTATGGCAGAGCAAAATGTCAGTGGTCAAAGATACAATAGAAGTATGACAACAAGACATAGACCATACACAATATCAGAACTCATAGAGGCTATCTATGAAGACCACTACTCTCACTTTGATTTCATGGACAACATGAATGGTGGAGAATGCTACTGTCAAATACATACTACCATGAACACTATTGTCAAGTACTGGGGAGAGTAATGTTAGGTTATACTAAAGAACAATTTCAAGATATCATTAGCGGTCTTTGTGGTATTGAGGCAAGTGGTGAAGATGTAGCCGCAATTAATAAAGCATTAGACTTTCTTGACGGTCTATGGGCAGAAGGGTACTTTGACTAATGACTAGAGAAGATCTTATTGTAATGTGTGAGGAATCAATTAATACCCTTGAAGAAGTCCGTGCTTATTTAGTTAATCAGGGGGACTAATGACTAAATCATCACGCTTTATAGAATATATGAAGGTACATCTAATTAGTTTAGAACAGGATAGAGATGAGACCGTGGCTACAGTTGGAGATGAATCTGTAGATTGGGAATTTGTCTCAGGGCAGATTCACGCAACTCAGCACCTCTTGTCAGTGGCTCTCGATATAATGGAACAAAGCAATCAAGGAGAGTGGGCAATCAATGAGTGAGAAGTATCCCTTTATACCAGAACATTTAACTAAAGCATTAGAGGACACCTCTATCCCATTAATCGATATAATGCATGGAGAACTTAAGAATCTTATTCTTGAATGGGAGAGCAAAGAGTTTGAGGATTGGCAATATGCCGAGGGATATATGGACTGCTTGACAGATCTATACGCTATGACATATAATTTATCTATAGACCGCAAGCGAATAGAGGAGACCCAAAATGCCTAAATGCTTAGACTGTGGCCAGATAGAACGATTCTGGTATACCGAGACTGGACACAAACTTGGTATCTATACGGCTGAGGGAATGTTAGAGGATGTAGAGACTGACCAATGGGAGGAAGTTACAGAGGGTGAGTGTGAGCCGTGTGGCTCCAAGAACATTGAAGGCAAACTGTGAGCACCCTTCTTGAACTAGACTTTGATGTGTGGTTTGATACCTACAAACCAATCCCTAATAATATAAACCCTGATTCATCATTTGGTGGGTATATGTTTGAGACCTATGGCAATGAGTATGAGTTCATAAAGAAGGCTAAGGATAATTATATCTGGACCTATGGGGACGGAGACGACGGTGGGACTTATGTATGGAGTGGCTGGTCTTTTGTTAATAGGATTGGTTATTTTATTACTGAGGTCCCCTTTTCTGAAGGGGTAGATGTTCAAGTCTTAGTATCTGAACCTGACTTGACTTGTGAAGCCTGTGATGAGACAATTGATATAGGACACCAACACCAATGCGAGGAGCAATAAATGCAAGCAACACTATCAGACCTAGTTTTAGCAGGACACTTCGGAGTTGACTCAGGACAAGCAATGGTAGGCGACCCCTGCTATCTTGACCAATGGAAAACCAATGAGGGCGAGGAATGGGAATTAGAAGGCAAGGTGGGAGAGTATTCCTACCAAGGCGTTAGCGCAACCACCATAGAGTCAAACTATGGAGAGGTTGGAAGGTTTAGCGCTGTTGCTTTTTCTACAGGATACGGAGACGGCTTCTATCCTGTCTATGTTCAGATGAACGAGGACGGACGAGTATCTAAGGTTGTAATTGACTTCGAAGGAGATATCAATGAAGGCTGATATGGATCTACAAGAACGCACACGCATGCTTGACACCTACACTGAGATTGAATATATCATTGAAAAGATTAGTAAACTTCCTGTAGGCCTACCCTTGGTTTGGGTATATGCTTGGGATGTTGCTAGAGACCTATATATGAGCATACAAGAAGGCTCCGAACCAGATTACTGCACTACAGAGGACATAGAGGATGTATGGCAAATGTTCTGGCAAGACGCAGACAAGAATCGCTTCTCTTTAGAGTATGGGGCAGAGGGCCTATATGAACACATCCGTGATTGGATGACTGACAAAGAAATTATCTATGAAGTGGACGAAGATGATAACTAATAGATTAGAGAAACATCTAAGCGACTACACCCTTGCCGAATTATCCTTGGCCATATGTGAATGGTGCCTTGACCCTGAGATGAATATGTCAGAGTACATGTGCCCTAACTGCTACAAGGACGACGAGCAGATCTGCGTTGAATGCTGTGGCTGCGATGAGTAATTGGACACAGCCTTCACTATTTGATATGATTGAAGAAAACACCTACGACCTAAAGGAGAACAAGTAATGGGAGCAAGAATCAACTTTGTATTCAAGGACTCAGAGCCTGCAGTAGGCGAGCCTGCCGCATGGGTAGTCCTTTACTCACACTGGGGGGAAACCACTTGGCAGTACGACATTGCTAATGCTATTAATCACGCTGCAATACGTATTGGTATCAGTGATCACTCATACAGCACCCGAATGATGATTAGTTACCTTATGTCTGAGAGTATCTTGGACGAATACGGCTATGGCATATATGCTATAACTAACAGTGGGTCAATGGATTTATACCACGAGACTGTGATTATTGATCTAGTTAACAAAACTGTTGACGGTACACCATTCCCAGAATTCATTGGGCAAGCATTTTTGGCCGAGCAAGACAGGGGTAGGGTCATCTCTGTCTAGGGCTGGGGGGGCAGTGCTGTGGTGGGCTTGCCCCCTCTCCCACTTTTTGCTATACTATAAGAGAGGTGAAACATGTACAGAATTAGCCGTGCAGTAGAAAAGACTAAAGAGGAAAAAGTTGCTGAGAGAATTGGCGTACTGCTATCAGACTTTAATCTTGACCTAGAAAAGGTTGGGGTTTATATGTCTCGTAGCCTTCCTTATCTCGTTTTTCGCAGGGGTCTAGAAGTACTAGAGTCTGCTCAATTCCAACTTGACATAGTAGAACAAAAGAGAGTAGAATATAACCATGACCGACTTTTCTAATATATGCGATATCCTAGCAGATGTGTACTCTAACTATGGCGAAGAGCCAGGGTTTAAAGAGTTCATAGAGTTCAATGATCTAGGGCTACCACTTGCTTATCTAACCAGAGAAAATCTATGTGATGTAACATCTGACGGAGAGAAGTATATTGCTGAGACTTGGCAATTATTCTTGGCTTCTCTAAAACTTGAAGATGAGGGGTTTGAAAGCCTTGATGAGGTTTTAGCCGCTTCCGATAACGAAGGGTAATCTTGGCCCTGCGGGGCCGGGTTCTAGACATTTAGGACATATGGGACAAACCATCAAACCCTAAAAACTTATTACGATAGAGCTAAATTTTTCCCCATTGATGGACAAACCTCATTTCCTAAAAAAACATTACGAACCTCCAAAAACTTTTCCCCGTACCAAACCTTATATCAGAAAAATCTTTTTATATCAAACCAGGTGTATAATGGTTTGTATGACCAGAAATCATTTTTCTAAAAAGGGTGGTCCTTATTTTGTAGGACAAACCTTTACTAGCCACACTGAGTTAAACTCTTGTACTGATCTTAGTTGTTCTACTACTATGGCTAAGATTAAGAAGTTCTTTAACTCCCGCCGCAAAAAGGAACAGGCTTTCTTTTATACTAAGCCTAGTTGTCTTCCTTCAAACAAAGAAGAATAGTCCTATCAGACATTACGATCCCACGGGATCTAGCAGGGGATTACGAAAGCATACCAAATCCCCTAGTATAATACATAACAAATAGACAAACCTTTTTTCCTGGTTTTCTAGAAATTATCAAACCTTTTATATATTTTTTCCTGGTTTTTCCTAGATTTTCTGGACATTTTCTGCCATTTTGTATAGGGTTTTATAGGCTATAAAGGTTTGACAAATAGGAGGTTTGGGGGTATAATCCGCTATAAAGGTTTGGGGATATGAAGGTTTGGAGGTTTGGACATTACGAACCCATCTGTCTAAATGCTCCATACTCCATTTCACTCCACTTTCCTCCACTAAAAGAAAATCTAAAAAATATCAGTAAGATCTATCTGTGGATAAACCTGTGGATAACTATGATATCAAACCAGAAAAACCTCTCAAAACCACCCTATTGACATGTGGATAACTTCCTGGTATCCTATATATATGAGACCAAAACCAATGACAAAAGTAGAAATCAATACACAAACCAGCAAATGGAGATTCCTAGATCTGGAACTAAATGTGTATTCATCAGAGGAATATAAGACCAGATTAGATGCTGTTAAGGCTGCATCAAAGTATCGTTCAAAGCACAATATCAACAAGAAAATAAAAAACGGTACACGCTCTTAGTATATGCGTATAATCATATGTCCTAAGTGCAAAAGAGAAATCCAGGTCAAATCCTCATTCGCCTATATGACCTTATATAATCATAGTAAGGTTTGTTAGTTATACTAGGGAAGATGGCTTCCTTGACTTCCCCCGATTTTTAGATATGATACAATGAATGTATGACAACATGTTTTTACTGTGATAAGGAAGGCACCCATCTCGATACCGTTAAGGATGAATCTGGATACAAGGTTTTGGCTGTCTGCTTTTCACACCTCAAAGTCGGACTATCCAGCTAAATGGAAAAGGTCAAAGTCCTATGTTTTTTCTGTGGATCTACTACCATAGTTGATATAGATAAGGTAGATACTAGGGCTAAATGTTATAATTGTTCTTCCAGTAATTCTCATATCCCCCGCCAAATTTAAAGAGTCTTGCGATATTGTGATATAATCAACATATGGGATTTCCAAAAACATACAACCTTGACTATTATCGTGGCGATACATTTGAGTTTAAGGTTTATACAAAAAATCAAGATGGAACTGAATTTGATGTAAGCGACTATGAAACCTTTACCTTCAAGCTTGCTAATCAAAGAGGAGCTTCTGGCACTCAAATTACTGCAACAGCCACTAAGGAATCAGATGCTGAAGGGTCATACGTAAAATGTACGATCACACCTACTGTTGGAAGATCTTTATCTGCTGGCACCTATGTTTATGATGTTCAGATAACAGATACCACACCAACTCCAGCCGTTATCTATACAATAGTAACAGGAATAATCACAGTAACGGATGATATTTCTGGAGCAGTCTAATGCTAAAGTTAGTAGTTAAAAAACAAAATATAAGTTTAGTAACATATCTTGGTCCAGATACAGTAGTAGTAAAAAAGCCTAATATATCTACAATAGCCCTTAATGATACATATATCTATGTAGAGCCATTTATATATGTTGATGGTGGCTTATATGATAGTGAAGGAACTCTTGTCGATGCTGGGTATTACGATACAGCAATGTGGGCAGTTACATTCAATGGGGGATATGTATAATGCCGACTATACTTAAAGATTAAATGGAAAAGATATATTTAGATCCAGAGATATATTATATAGAAAATGTACTCTCAATAGCAGATCTTGAGAAGTGCCAAGCCTTCGCCAGAAATAAAGAAAGCTGGCAAATTGGGGTACACAAGCAAGATGAAATAAAAACAATGGATCAAGAGATCAAAGATATTTTTGATAAGATGTTAGTAGACTATATAAAAATAGCAGAACCTAATCTTCATATTGAGACAGTTCCTATTCTGCATAAGTATGATCCAGACTTTTTTAATCACAAACCTGAAGAGTGGGCAATGTCCCTCCATGTTGACAATAGCCCTAACACACCTTTAGAAGATGTGCAAAAGGGCTTAGTATTTTATTTAAATGATGACTTTGATGGTGGTGAGTTATTTTATGTAAACAAAGGTATATCTTATAAGCCTGTCGCTAATACCCTAGTCATCCACTCTGCATTTGAGTCTTGTAAACACGGGGTCACAATGGTTACAAATGGCACTAGGTATATCTATACTAACTTTTATAGATCATAAAATGTGTGAACTTATCAAACCCTCATCTTGGGATCAAGGTGGTATCTTAAGGGATATTGTTGTTCTTACTAGGACTGTAGATGATGCAGTTGATAGTGTTTTAGATTCCCCCGCATAATTGGGATAGTAACCAAAGGTGCCCTTTTAGGGCATAGGAGGGTTTAGCAACCTCTATTTTGCGCCGAACTTTAGTTGCACTTTTCGCCGAACTTTGGTACACTTGAGTTATGAACAATCATAATTGTGATTTTAAATTAGACCTAGATGGGCAGGTTACCTGTGCCATTTGTGGTGCTATGGATGACGATATGAAACCAGACGCTCTTGAGCGCATTGACATTTTTGAAAGTCAGGTTGACTTTGAATAAGAACGAATGTCCAAAATGTGAGATGCATCATAAAGATCCTTTATTTTGGGAGACTCATCAGACTATGACTGATGGTAGAGTTTGGTGTGCTTATGGCAAAAGAATGTAGTCATACTTGGTATATGCGTGAGACAGGGATACAGTGTACTAAATGTTTAATTATATGGGATAACGATACAGATACCTTGACCTTTTTTTAAAAGTTTGATACAATTAAATCATGATAACAAAAGAAGATATGGACATAATTACAAAACTAATCAACAGTCGTCGAGACCAAGTTCTTGAAGCTAATAATATTACAGATGAAGAACACTCTGTACAACATGCTTGGATTACTGGGATGTACGAAGATATTATTTTATTCTTAAAATCTCAGCTTTAATAGAATGATTAATAATTTAGAGATTCCAGATCCATTTCAAACCTTTGTAACTAGAAAATATGCTAGTGTTAAAGGTTATAGGTATGACTTCTTTAGTGAAGAATGGGAGTTTAACTGTTTGTGTTGCGATGAAATTTTAAATGCCCCAAACAAAAAAACAATGACAAAAATAAGGCTATACCATAGTAGAAATGAGTGCACAAATGGATACTGAGCAAGCCTTTGATCAAGAGTTTAACCTTGAAGATATTACGAAAGCCATTGTTGATCAGGCTAAGGCTGATGTTAAGTCTAAGTATGGCAATAAGAAGCGACATAGACAATAACATATGCTGAGTGCTATACTTATATAAAGGGGGTTACAAATGATTAATGTACTGTTTCTTATTCCCGCATTTTTTATGGGATATATTGCATGTTATGTAGCAATGACATATAGAGTTGAGCAATAGCGGAGAGTGTGTCTTTGAAATATAATAAATTTTATTTTTTACATATAAGAAAAACTGGTGGCAGACACATAAGGCAAAATATTGTCCTGCCTATCGAAAAGCAATTAAATGATAATGGTGTAGAGGTTATATTTGATAATCACTCTCATAGTGGGTGGCACTCAAGGATAGATGATAAAACCTATGTTATATCAAGTTTAAGAGAACCAGCAGAACAAACAGTCAGCGTCTATGCCCATATGATAGCTTTAACCTCAAAAGGTGAGGCTAAAAATAAAGGTGAGTATGATGAAAACAAATTAACAACAAAAGAGTTTTTTAAAAGAATGAAAAAGTTAGATCTTTACCCAAATTTTCAAACAAAAAATTTTTTATTTGACGAGTTTTTTAATAATTTTAGTGTTAACATACCTATTGATGAAGAGCTTGTAAAAACAAGAAGAGAAAAGGTTAATCTATTTTTAAATGGAAAAAATCTCAAAGGAAGAGAAATAGAAATACAGCAAAAGATC